GTGCATACAATCACTTATTGTTATATCCATATGCGCTTATTGGCGGACGTATACTCGGGCGGTGGGTTAAGACTATTACTGTCTTAAGTGGTGGTGGGGATAAAAGATACAGACTTTTTAAGAAGAACCCTTAAAGAGATGAAGACTCCTATTGTCTTAAAGAGCAATCACCGTGCCACGTTTGAATTTGACAGAGAGCCTGAGCCTGTGGGATAGTATCCATGGATATAGAGGAGAGCCCATGAAGGAATCGGATCAGGCCCGTCAATCGTTTGAGCCGTACGACCTGCACCATCGCTGCCAAGCATTATCGAGGCGGACGAAGAAGCAATGTGGACGCTCTGCGACTGTCGGCAAGTTCACCTGCAAATTTCACGGGGGGTCGCCACGCCAGCCTGTGGGCGCGAATCACCACAGTTTTACGAACGGGCGCTACTCCAAAGCGTTGCCCCAGCGGTTGGAAACCCGTCTAAAAGACGCGCAAGCCGACCCTGCTACCCTCACCACAAATCGCGAATTGGGGCTCGTGACGGCACGGCTCTCGGAACTGCTCGAGAAGCTCACCGAATCTGACAACGAACAAAAATGGAAAGATGCCGCCGACAGTTTCGCGACGTACCGATCTGAGGTCGAGGCAGGTACGGCCGATAGTGACGCTGCGCGAGAACATGCGACTGCGCTGATGCATTATTTTCAGTCTGGCCAAGATGAGTGGTCAACCTGGCGCAGTATCTACGAAGTCATGCACGTCAAAACCAAATTGGCGGACAGCTATACCAAGCGCATTTCTGCCATGAATCAGGTTTATTCTTCGGCAGAAGTGAGTGCTTTGCTCACCTCCATTTTACACACGATTGACAGTCTTGTTGATGATCCTCAAACCAGGACGAAGATTCTCGGATCGATCCACCGTACGATCAACATTTCCGCGAGCGATTATGAGGCGAGGTGAATATGTTTCGCACCTTTCTTCGAGCTTTCTTCGAGCTTTCGCAAATATGTTTCGTAACTTTCTTTCGCATCTTTCGCATCTTTCGCAAATATCTTTCGCATCTTTCGTAACTATCTTTCGTAACTTTCTTTCGTAACTTTCGTAAATTCGGGCCAAAAAAAGCCCGAAAAAAGGCGAAAGGAAGGCGAAAGGAAGGCGAAAGCGAAGAAAAACCGGTTATATCCGGATGATATCGATATATCCAGACGATAATATCCAGACGATATATACCGGGATGATATAAAAAATTGACAGGGTATATCGAGCTGATATGAGAGAGGACAAAAAAAGAGAGGGGAAAAATCCCCTCTCTTATGGGCCTAGTGAATCGGGTAGCTCACATTGACGTCTGGCTGTGTCCAGCATACGCGACACGGGCCACAGCTGCCCCCACGAGTATATGCTTTACACTCCACAAAGCCTTGTGGGGGCTTATGTCCGGCTGTATGTACTGCAGACAAGCCACAATTTTTAAGCGGTTTAGGCGCTTGATTGAGTAGTGGGGCGGATAATCGGATTGTTATATTGTCTGGCTTTGACTCGACGTCAAGCGCTTGTTTGACAAATTTCCGCTCCTTTGTTGGGAGCCAGAATTTTAGACGTGGGGCCGATCGCGCAATATCAAACCATGCGCCTATCTGTTGAGGGGACTGAACGTCTCCTGAATCATAAGCGCGAAAAAAGCGCTGACCGTGGGATACCAGACCCCGTGCTATTGTGGACATATGACCGGACCATGCAGGCAAGTCAGCCATAAGGATATTGAAGCGCTTCTGTTGAGCATTTTGGACGCAAGGAAAGACGTAGTTACCCTTCAATGCGTAGCAAGTACTGCAGACACTATTGGGGACAGTACGTAGCTTTGACCCCGTTTTACAGTGCCGCGCTGGAACCCCGAAAGCAAAACCAGGCATTTTAGCCGGATTAGAAAGCCCGCCTACAGTCAATTGAGCATACGTTTTGACCGCATTCAAACTTGAAAATCTCTTCTTTTTGGACATGGTACAATTCCCCCGTGTGGTTGTGTGTGTGGTGTTAACAATCAAAAAGCCTACTAGGCTCTACCAGTTGCACCAGATCTCGTTACCCGTGCGGTTTAAGAACATCTGACCCGCGCTAGTGTGGCACGACTCATAGCGGGTCAATTCCGCTCGGATCTCCTCCAATTCCGCGATTTTCTGTTGCTGCAGCTGCCAGACATGCAGGGACGCCATGCCTAGCCAAAACGAGAATGCAGCCACGATAGCAAACGCAAGACGCCGTGGTGCGGTCTGCTCGTAGTATTTCATGCAACCTCCCTTTTCAGCTCAGCGAGGGCCAAGCGCAAAAAGTGAATATGTTTACACGTAATTCCATCAACTGAACGATAGTAAAAATCGGGGCAGGAACAAAACGTATCGGTCACCGTGTAGGAATTCCGATCGGATCGAATTACAGCAATGTCGTCGTCAAGCGCATCGATGAAAAGTGTGGATTGCTGAAACGCTAGCTCTGCTTTTTTGACTCTCTCTGCTTGCGCTTTTGCCAACTTGTCGCCTATTAATAGCTTGCCCATGTCTGCCTCCTCTTGTTAGGGTTTTGGTACTCACTCACCCTACCAGATACAAGCGATTATACAAGCGGTTAATGGCGAACCAATACGACTATTATTAGCATAAGACTAATTCATAATGAGAGTCTATGCATAAGAAATACTAATATCCTACCATGCGGTATAAGACTAATTCATGATGCAAGCCTATGCATAAGAAATACTAATATCCTACCATGCGGTATAACGATTTGTGACACCTGGTTTCGACCTGGTGTCAACCTGGTGTCAACCTGGTGTCAACCTGGTGTCAAAACCATTTGTGATATCGAGGGGCCGGTTACCTAAGCGGCCGATCGGGCCTTTTTCCCCTCGTCCCAGCCATTTTTTAAAAAAATAAAACTTTGCTATATTGCCCTATGGGCCGGTGTCCGATTTGCGAACAATGGGGGGTCATCCGGATACGGGGCAAACAGTACTGTCGGCTCTGCGGGTACGTCCAAAGTTGACATGACGGCGGGTGCTAGGCTGGCATCTTCCCCCTTGTCCGGAACAATCGTGTAGACTGCATAACGATGTCCTCCGTCCAACTCCAACCGGGCCGCAATAAGTATCATTCTCTTGCCAACCTGGTCGCGGTAGACACGGAAGTGAGCGCGCCGTTATGGGAGCCCCAGGACGGTCCCCAGGCGCAGGCGTACCACAGCGCGGCATTTGAAACGCTGTACGGCGGGGCGGCGGGAGCGGGGAAGTCCAGTTTAATTCTCGGGCTCGCCCTCACGGCGCATAAGCGGACAAAGATTTTCCGGCGTGAACTGACGCAATTGAACGGCATGATTGATGAATTGCATGATTTGTTGGACCCATTGACGGGCAGTGGACGGGAACAGCCGAAGTGGAACGGCCAACGGTTGTTTTGGCGCGATGTGCCGGGACGGCGGATGATCCAGTTGGCGGCGATGAAGGAAAGTGACGACTGGAAGAAGCATAAAGGCCAGTCACACGACCTGTTTGCTTTTGACGAGCTCACGGAATTCGAGGAGCGGCAATACACCCAGGTGATCGGCTGGGCACGGTCCACATCGCCAGCGCAGCGGGTCCGCATTATCGGGGCAACGAACCCGAATCCTGATGCAGCCGGGGAGTGGGTCATTCAGCGCTGGGCTCCGTGGCTTGATCCCGAGCATCCGAATCCAGCAGCCCCCGGCGAACTCCGCTGGTACTGCATGGAAGACGGCGAAGAGGTGGAACGGCCGGATGGCGACCCGTATGATTTTACCACCGCCACAGGCGAGGAAGAACGCCTCACCCCCCGCAGTCGGACGTTTATCCCTGGCCGGTTGAAAGATAATAAATATTTAGCGGGGACGGATTACGAAGCCAACCTGATGAACCTGCCCGAACCGTTGCGGAGCCAGTTGCTGAAAGGCATCTGGACCTTTAGCCGCAGTGACGGGGAATATCAGGTGATTCCGAGTGCCTGGGTCCAAGCCGCCATGGATCGGTGGAAGCCGCATAATCCGGACGGCTATCCCCTGCATGCGATGGGGGTGGACCCGAGTCGCGGTGGCCGGGACGCCACGGTGATTGCCAAACGGCATGGGCCGTGGATGGACGAGTTAATTACCTATGCCGGGAGTGAGACGCCGGACGGGCCAGCGGTGGTGAAATACATTGCCGATGTGTACCAAGATCAGGCGCTTATTAACCTGGACATTATCGGGGTCGGCAGTTCAGTGTATGACAGTTTGCTAGGCACGGACGGCTTTTCGCACGTCAATCCGGTGGTCGCCTCAGCGCGATCCGACGAGACCGACAAGAGCGGACTGCTGAAAATGCGGAACAAACGGGCGGAGTTGTGGTGGATGATGCGGGAGCTGCTGGACCCCGATAGCGGGACGGAGCAAGTAGCCTTGCCCCCGGACCCGCAGTTGAAGATGGACCTGACGGCCCCACAATACCGTAATACGCTCGGCGGCATTACGATTGAAAGCAAGGACGACGTGCGGAAGCGGCTGAAAAGATCGACGGACATGGGCGATGCCTGTGTCATGGCATTTGCAGACATCAGCGGCGGATTCCGTCCCGCCCAGATCGTGTCGGTGCAGTGGTGAGGAGCGGCGAATATGCATGTGAACGAAGCGCAAGAGAGCAGGATGCTCATACGGGTGATCGTATGTGCGACGATTGTCGCGATGGTCTTAGTCGGCTGTAGCGCCGTAATTGATCGCTGGTCCCAAGTGGACGGGCGCGGCACGGTGGCGCAGGCGGCGTATATGGCGGCATTCCGGAAGATCCAGGAAAGCGTCTGTTCCGGCGATTCACTCCTCGTTGCGCGTGCCCGTAAAGTGCGCGAAGACAACGGCGTGTATCTCCGCTTTGACTGCGCACGGGCCGCGATAGAGGTATCACTCCCATGACGAAACAGGGGCAGTTGGCGGTGGCGGCCGGATTGTTGGCGATTATCGGCGTGGTGTTGGCGGTGGCGCTCGGTCAGGTCGAACATCATGCGCTCGCGGAGAATCCGCATCCGGCCAGTGCGAGTATTCGAGATGTCGATGTGGTCCAGTCCCAGGTGGACCGGATTGAAAATAAACTCGACACGGTGCAAAGCAGCATTACGGACAATTCGGAAGAGATCTTAGGTGCCTTGAGGGAGTTGCAGTATGGCCGATGATTTTTCGAGCCCTGTGTTTACACAAACGACAGAAAGGGGCGGACGCTCGTTCGTCCTGGTGGAGCCCTATCGGTATGGTCACGTGCGTGCGCCTGTGGGCTTTGCGTGGGATGGGGCCAGTGTCCCCCGTACACTCTGGACTCTCGGTGGACTGTCACCCGGCCAGTATCTGGGGGCGTCCTGTATACACGATTATTGCTATGCCCGTGCAGATGATGACCTGGCAACGCGGAAGGAGGCAGACCAATACTATTACGAACTATTATTACGCGATGGAGCGCGACGTGTGCAGGCATATTTAGCCTGGTGTTGTGTGCGGTCTTTTGGCTGGCTGCTCTGGCGACAACGGCTCTAGCACATGAACCGGGCTGCACCATTCCGGTGGTGCGCGTCATTGACGGCGATACGTTTAAGATCCGCGAACTCGTGATCTTCGGGGAAGGACATCTGCCGATTATCTCCACCACCTCGGTTCGCCTGTTGCGGGTGGATACGCCGGAGCGTGGGGAGCCGGATTATCAACGCGCCAAAAAGATGCTGGAAACATTGGTCTCCAAAGGGGTCGCCCTTGCCGTCACCAAGCGGGATTCATTTGGACGGTGGCTGGCCGAAGTCTCGCTGTGTATGCAAGGTGAAACCGGTATCGTACAGCGCTCGATTAACGACATGATGATCGAGCAAGGATGGATATATACAAAATGAGTAGTCCGATACATCAATGGTCTGCCGTCAATCTCCGCACCGCGAATATTTTGTGTGAGGCGCGGAACCAAGGACTGCTGGGCATGGAGGCGGTCGATTGGGTGGTCTATAATCGTTCCCACCGGCGCGGCTGGCCGGATACGATGCGCGGCGTGATTCTCCAACGCCTCCAATTTAGCTGGACGCGCCAAGTGGACCCGAATTTTCAGTGGGTGTTGGGAGCCGTGGGGTCAGAGGACCGATTGGTCCACAAAGAAAACTGGCAGGATTTTGTCCACTGGGTGCGCGTGTGGGACGTATGGCGTACCGATGGCGCGGCGGCGCGAGACTATAGCGGGGAGCCGCATCTCGACCCCACGCACGGGGCCGACCACTACCTCAATGTTCCGCTGGTCAAAAAATGGCGGAATGGATCACTGCCCCGGTGGGCGAATGAGCAAAAGATCACAGCGGTGATTGGCGATCACACGTTTTACAAACTGAGGGCCTAATTATGCCAGTCCAGACACCTGATAAAAACGTATATTATTGGCTTCCCATCTGGCAGCGGTGCCGCGATGCGGATGCGGGACAAGATGCCGTCAAACAGCGGGGAGTGCGGTATCTCCCCAGCCCCCCTGCCATGCAGGACGATGCGGTGTACGGATTTTATCTGGAGTCCGCGACCTTTTTCGGCGCGACGGGACGGACCCTGCGCGGTCTCACCGGCACGCTCTTCCGCCGCCCTCCCATGGTCCCGCCATTAACGCCGCGCTTCGCGGAACGGCTGAATAATTTTGACCGGCAAGGCACAGATATTCTGCGCTTCTCGCAGCAAGTGGGGCGCGAACAGATTTTGATCGGCCACCACGGCGTGTTAGTCGGCAAGGGTGACGGCGGACCGGAACAAATTCCCTATGCGACCAACTGGACGGCAGAACAAATCCTCGGGATACAGGATGATGTCGGCCCAGACGGACAACGCCGAATCCGGCAAGTCCGCCTCCGTGATGCTATCCCGCAGATGGACCCCCAGGACGAATTCCAGGTGACGTATCGCGGCCGGGTCCAGGTCTATGACCTCGATGCGGACGGTTTGCTGATCAAACGCGTCTTTTTGGAGCTGCCCACAGAGAATCAGGCCATCGAACGCTATCAGGAAGAAGAATCGCTGCGTGAATTTCCCACGCGCAATGGCGAGCGGCTGGATTTCGTTCCTTTTTACCTCTTCCAATCGGGCGATCATCCGTCCTCGGACATCCAAACGCCGCCAATACTTGATCTTGTCAACGAAAACATGGCCCATTACCGCGCCTCAGCGTCGTATGAACGCGCACGCTACCGCCTCTCGGACCCTACACTCGCCATTTTTGACGATGCGACCAAACGGGACGTCGATAAAGGCAACATTCAGGCGATTCGGCTCGGCGGGGACAAAGCCATCATCCTGGGCAGTCAAGGAAAGATGGAAATCGCCGGAACGGACCCGCAATCGCTCATTGCACTCCGCGATCCGCTGAATATGCGCCGAGAAAACATGGCGTTATTGGGATCGCGACTGCTGGAGACGCCACGGAAGCTCGTGGAAGCGACCGAGACCCATATGCTGCGTGCCAGCGGCGAAAATGCGACGTTGGTGGACATTGCGAACGCCCACGAGAAGGGGATGACCCAGGTCTTGCAATGGATGCTCTGGTGGGCGGGAGAAAGCCCGGCTTTTGTGGCGGATCAACATTTTGTGATGGAAAAAGACTTTGTCCCAGTCGGATTAGACCCGAATGCCCTGCGCGAGCTCGTATCTGCCTGGCAAAACGGGGCAATCTCCCACGAAACCCTTCTTTTTAACATGAAAAAGGGCGAAGCGTTGCGCCCTGATAAGACAGTGGAGCAGGAGTTGGATGCGGTGCGGGGAGCAACCGCCCCCCCATCAGAGGCAAATCGTAGTATAACGGGAGTGGAAGGAGTTAATGATGGCGATTAGTTCTAGGTTTCCGGACGAACAATCGGTCCCAGAGTGGGCCAAGGATAGTGTGGTTAAAGATGAGCGCAGCGGCGAGTACGTCTTGCAGGTGCAAGGCTTTGTCGATGGCACCCGGTTGAATGAGTTTCGGAATTCGAACCGCGATCTGAACTCCACCGTTGCGAAACTGAAGGACGAGATCGATAGTAAACGGGAAATCGATCCAGATCAGTACCGGAAGATGCAAGAACAGATCCAGCAACAGAGCACCAACGGCAGTAAGGAATTGGAAGCGCAAGTCCAACAACTCCGCTCCCAATTCGACACGTACCGAGAACAGGCGGGTGCCAGAGAAAAGGAACTGGAGGCAGAGCGGACACAGGCCCTGCGGGACCTGGATCAACAGCGGGTGAAAGCCTCTGTCGCCTCGGCGTGTACGGAAACCGGTGTCTCGGACTCCGGTGTGACGGATGTGCAGCTCCGTGCGGAACGAGAATTGCGATTTGTCGATGGGGCAACCGTGGCTGTCGATGACCAGGGGAACCCGCGCTACAGCGAACGGGAACCGACGAAATTAATGACCCCACAAATTTGGATACAGGAACAACTGCTGCCACAAGCACCGCATTTGTTCAAGCGCTCGAAGGGCGCAAACGCCGCGAACGAAGGGATTCAGTCGCAGAAAATCGATGCGAACGATCCCCTGACATTCGGACGGAATCTTGAAGCGATTGCGAAAGGACAAATAACGGTCTCGTAATCAATCTATTAACCGCCTGATAAGGTAGCTGTCGGAGGAGCGCCCCGCCCGTCGCGCAGACGGGGATCACGTTGATCGGGAACTGGGGCTGCCGCTTTAGATGTCTACCACCCCCCTCTGGGTAATGCCCGTGGTGTTGTTGAGGGTCAGCTCAACGAATCCCAGGAGGATTTATCATGGCGAATACCCTGACCGAAGTCACCCCAAAACTCCTCGCGCAAGGCTTATTGGCCCTCCGCGAGAATTCCATTATGCCCCGCCTCGTGAATCGAGGCTACGAATCCATCGCTGGAGAACGCGGGAAGGCAGTCGATATTCCGATTCCTTCTTCGATCACCGCTGCGGCGGTCAGCCCTGGGGCGACCCCGCCTTCAACCGCAGACGTAACGCCGACATCCGTCAGCGTGAATTTGGACCAGTGGTATGAAGCGCCGTTCCATCTGTCTGACAAGGAACTGGGCGAAGTCATGGCTGGCACCATCCCGATGCAAGCGTCGGAAGCCATCAAGGCGCTGTCGAACAACATCGATAGCTACATTCTTGGCAAATACAAAGGTATTTACGGCTACGCAGGAGTTGCCGGGACGACTCCCTTCGCGTCCGCGTTGACCGAGTACACCAATGCGCGGAAAACACTCAACACCCAACTCGCCCCGCTGGATGATCGTCGGGTTGTTCTCGACCCGTCGGCGGAAGGCAACGCCCTCCTGCTCCGTGCGTTCCAAGACGCGAGTTTTGGCGGCGGTGCTGGCGTGATCATGCGCGGCAATATCGGCACCAAGGTTGGAGCTGATTGGTTCATGGACCAGAACGCGCCGACCCACACGAACACCGGCACCGGCACCATCTTGGTGAACGACGCCTCCGTGTCCGTGGGCGATACAACCCTGACCTGGGATGGTGGCGGCACCGCTCCAGCGGAAGGTGATGTGTTTACCGTCGCGGGCGATACGCAGACCTATGTGGTGGCGTCTTCGACTGCCACGGTGATCACCATGTACCCGGCGGCCAAAGTGGCCTGGGCCGATAACGCAGCCGTGACGTTCAAAGCGACACACGCTGTCAACCTGCTCTTCCACCGCGATGCGTTCGCGTTTGCAACGCGCCCGTTGGCTGGCATTGAAGATGGCCTGAACGGAATTGCCCGAACCGCCGTTGATCCGGTGAGCGGATTGACGCTTCGGCTGGAAGTCTCACGCGAGCACAAACGGACCCGGTACAGCTTTGACGTGCTGTACGGTGCCACGCTGGTGCGTCGTGAGTTGGCGTGTCGGATTGCCGGATAACAGAAACAGTGAGGGAGGAGACGTATGGCTGAAGCAAAAACCGTGAAGGTGCAAAATGGGCAGGGCTATATGCTGATTAATGAATCGGACTATGACCCTGCCGTCCATACAAAGTACGACGAACGGCCACCTGCTCGGTCAAAAGTCTCCTCCGCACTGTCTCGCAAACGGAAAGCGGATGATAAATCCCGCATGTAAAGGGGTGAGAGTGTGGCGATTACCCTTGTGGTAGAAACGGGGAGCGTGGTGGCCGGTGCGAATACCTTCGTCACGGAGGCGCAGCAACGGGACTGGCTCCTCAATTCGACATTATATACGGATCTTGCGGAAGACGTGGACCAAGCCACCCTCTTGCGGTACATGGTACGGGCAACCGAGATCATGACGCGCTGGGGCGTCTGGTGGGGCAGTCTCGTAGAGACCACCCAGTCCTTGTCGTTCCCAAGGTCCGGTCTGATTGACCGCAACCGAAACTCCGTCGATTACACCACCATTCCCACGGACGTGCAGTCCGGGCAGAAAGAAATGGTCGGCGCAATGCTGCGCGTGGCGTCACGGAGCGTGGGCATCGACGGGGAGATCTACGACCCGGTTGATGTCGCGGAACGGGAAGATCGCATCGACCAACAGACGAGTCGCGTGAAAGTTGCGAATAACCCCCTAGATCGCACGGACCCGCTGCGTGGATCGGTCACGCCGGATGTCCAAGCCTTGTTTGCCCCCTTTGGGTATATCGAACTCGGGCAGCATAGCGTGGGGATTATCCAAGGATGAGCTTATTAGGGTTGCAGAGCGGCACCCAAGCGGCAGCGCGGCGTGTCTTTACCGCACATCGCGGCCATGTCTCAGCTGCCGTGTTCCGCCGAGTCGTGGTGGGCGCGAATAACGCCACGACGGGCAATGTCACGCGCAGTGAATCGACCTGGACCGTGCGGATGATGCGAGCGACTGCCCGGCAGGACGGGGACGAGAGCACGACAACGGCCCCCCACACGGGACGGGAACGGCGGATTTATCTACTGGCCGAAGATCTGCCAGGGGTGCGTATTCGCCCGAATAAAGATCGCATTGAGGACGACGGCGTGACGTGGCAGATCCGCGAGGCCCACTTGCTCGGCGGAGACGCGATTTGGTCATGTCATGTGGTCTTGGTGTGAGAGGAGGAGTGATGGATATAGAAATGCTACATGGACTAATGTTAGCGTTGGCGGATCGTCTGCCGGGAGAGGATAAATGGTCGGATGACCGGATTTGGCTGCGCTGGGCGGTGCGACTCGCGACGGACAAGAAAGAAATGGATGAAAAAGAGTGGGAGCGTCGGTGGGGCGCGGGGATGCAGTCGGGCGAACAACGGCTTAGTGCGCCGTCTGTCGGTGCTGCCCATAGTCACGCCTACCGTGCCGGAATGAGCTATTATCAGTCGATGGACATGAGCCTCCTAGCCTCAGATCGGGAAGAGCACGTCAAGGAAGCCATCGCAGGAGTCTCTGCTGCCCTGGCCGCGCTGAAAAGCCCCGCCCCAGCAGCAGACGACGCACGCGACGTTTCCGTGCAGTTGGTTGACGAGGAAGAGGATTGAGGATGGGTGATAGCCGCACCAACAGGACTTTTTTTGATGCGACGACACCGCCGTGGCGGTTGGCTGTCTTCCGCGATATGGCAGTGGTCCCGGCGTTTTTGCGAGGCCGTGACATCTTCGTGCGGACGCTGAAGCCCATCTGGACGGAAGGCTCCCATCCGATGTCCGGTGAGGCAACGGACGGGGCGTGGTGCTACGTGACAAATCTGGAGCAATGGGAAGGGAAACTGGCGCGGACCCAAGTGGAAACCGTTCAACTCTGCGATGAATACGCCCATGACGTGGCGCTGATCAAGGCGGCGACCTGGCTTCCCCAGGCATACCCGATACGCAACTACGCGGGAGGTGCGTCGTGATCGAATTTGATAATTTTAAAAAAGCCACGGAACGTCTCTTGAAACAGGCGAAAGATTTACCCGGTGGGGTCAGGCGGCAGGCAGGTCTCACGGCAGCAGACCTCTATGGGAAGATCGTGTCACGGACCCCATACAACGTCAAAGGAACAGACTACGAGTTTTCTGGGAACGCCCAGCAGTCGTGGTATATTGATGTGGGGGCTGGGAGTGGGGATGACCTGCTCAATATCGAGGTCTTTGGCGGCGGCGTTGAGACTGACCGGACAGGCAGTAGTCCCATTAGTTATCATGCAGCACGTAGTGAGGCTCGATCTGCTATCGGGGATTTGTACTACCTGGAAGGGGCAAAGATCCAATTCGTCTCTGATATTGAATACATGGCAGATCTGGAAGATGGGTATAGTAATCAAGCGCCTGACGGCTTTATCCGGCTCGCTGCCCACGATGCCGTGGACGAACTCCGTGCGAAAATAGAGCGAGGGCGTGGCTAATGCCGTTAAGCGCGGACACGATTCTTTCTTTTGAACGACAAGCCGTCGAAGGCCACTTCCTCACGCAGTGGGGCACCACCACGGCGGTGCAAATGGTCAACGTCCCAGAGATCGATAAGGTCGATGACACGGGACGTGCTATCAATTGGTGCTGGTTCAGGGTCGAGTGGGGCGAAGAACGTCAGGAGAGTATCGGGTCCAGTAATCCCCGCTTCCGAGCCAATGGGCTTGCCACCTGCGTACTCTACGTTCCCCGTGAAAGTGGGCGGGACACCATTAACCTCCTTGCCTCGAAAGCCGCCCGTATCTTGCGGATGACCGATTTGACCGTCGGCTCACAAACGGATTGTCAGATTACGTTTGACCGGCATGTCGATATCGGCTCGGAACGGGAAGAGGAGAGTTGGCTGCAACAAGCCATCCGCTCCCGGTTCACCGCACAACGTCGGTACACGTAACCGCATCCATGTCTGCCAAAGTGACCCGTTTGGACGAACACAGGCGGGAACACGTCCCGCGCATCCAACTCGAACGCCGCTACGTCCAGGACGTCGATGCTGAAATCTGGGTGGCCAAATGTCCCCAGTGCGGACGGGTCTGCGCCTATCAAAATTCCAACGAGATTTTGGCCGGTAGGTTTCGGTGCCGATGCAAGAAAGTCTTCGAGGTGTAAATCCTCCCCCCTCCCGCGTCCGTATCTGCTATCCTACACGGTAGGCAACGCTCCGATTCGGCGCGACCTCCGTCTCCCCCGATTGTGGGAGCTACTCTACCTATGCGATTTGATATCGCGGACTGAGGAAGGACGTGCAGTATGCCAGGCGAAACCAATCGAGTGTCCGTGCAATTTGAGCGTGAAGCGGATTTCAACACGATTCCCGGCGCGCCCGATATGACCACCAAAGAAGTGGTATCGGAGAGTCTCACCCATAACAAAACAACCTCACGATCCCAGCGGATTCGGAGTGACGCACAGGTGCCGGACTGGATAGAAACCGCGGTCCAAGCCACCGGTGGGCTCAACGATGAGCTGAGTTATGCCGCTCACGATGATTTCATTGAATCGAGCATGCGCGGCACGTATGCGGCTACCGCATTAACGGGGATACCCGGCGGAATTATGACTGCCTCGACACGGCGCATAGATAACACCGGCACATCGCCATCATTTAATACGACGGGAAATATTGTCGCGGGACAGGCCATCAATATTTCGGGATTTTCGAATAGCGCCAATAACGGCATCAAGATGGTCAAAACCGTGACGGACAGCGAGATTTTTTTAGCGGAAGAAGAAACCGACTTGGTGAATGAATCAGGGGCTACGCTTGCTGTTGCGACAGCCAAGCGGGTCATTAACGGCACCACGGCGCGGTCTTACTACATCCAGAAAGAGCAAGCCGATACGGCAGCGAACTCATTTCAACGCTTCACCGGGATGCGTGTGAATAGTTGGAATTTGAACTTCGCCGCTGGTGCCGTCATCGAGTCGAACTATGACTTCATGGGCACGGCGATGACCACAAGTGACACTGATTTGGATGACGCTCCGACTGCCGCATCATCGAATACGGTGATGTCCGCCTCCGCGAATGCGGGAGCCGTGCGGCTAGACGGACTAAAGCTCTCCGCTAGTTCGGTGCAGGTGCAATCGGTGAACCTCACGGTCAATAACTCGATGCGCGGACCGTCCGTGATCGGGCAAAAGGGCGCAGGGTTCATTAACGCGGGTTCGTTTGAGGTCACCGGGACACTGGGGATCTTCTATAGCCGGTTGGATGAAGTCAGTGACTTCGTGGCACACACGTCTCGGCGTCTGCATTACAACGCCCAGGATGCTGCCGGGAATGCCATTTTTGTCGAACTCCCCGCGTTCTATTTCCTAAGTGACGGAACACCGCAAGCGGGTGGCATTGATGACGATATTCTCGTCAACTTCAACATCGGCTGCAAACTCAAAGCAGCAGCCGCCGGGATTCCATCGACATACACAATGTGCGTGTCCATGGTTGACGCATAAACGGTGTGGGCAGGTGGGGTTCTTTCCGAACTTGCTGCGCCCCACCGCCACATGGAGGGGGGGGATTAGACTCCCTCTCCCCCTCACCACTTGCTGAGGGAAATAACGCAAGTGACAATGGGAGTCTGGTATGGCAGCAAAAAAGAAAGTGGAGCCTATGGAGACGCTTGAAGCCGTAGATGCAGATCTGCAGAAATTCGAGGAAGGGAAGCATAAAGTTACCAAGGACGGAAAAACCTTCGAGGTCTTCTCTCTCGGTGACAATGTTTTCGATCAAGGGAAAGAGGATGACGGGGTATGGTGTCCGCTCGATGAAGGTCGGTATGGACCGGATGGCCCCTCACTGAAAGTGCGGCGAGCGGGATGCGAGAAGTCGATGGACGTCAATAAGCGCATGGAAGATTTTCTCGTGGATCGGTTCGGGTCTAACTACCAACTCGACAATATCCCCGAAAAAGTCCAGAACTACGTCACCGCGAAACGCTCACAAGCACTCGTGTCCGACTGGAAGAATATTAAGTTCACAAGTGAAGATGGATCACGGGAAGATCGCCCTTTTGACGAGAATAATCTCTGGAAGGCGCTGATTAGTGCGGACCGCACCCTCCTCGCGTTCATCATGCAACAGGCCCTTAATCAGGAAAACTTCCGCAAGGAAGAGATTGAGGAAATGGAAAAAAACTGAGGGCGTTCGGCGAGTGGACGGAGGTGCTTCACCAGAAAAATGAAGCCACCGGGGAATTACTCATCGAACAGTTCCAACGTGAATTGAGGTCCGAACTTGCTGACGCCGACGATCCCGAATCCGTCCCGATACGCAAGACGCTCCAAGGTCGGCCTCATCTTAATCCGTTCCAGGCGCAAATTGTGGGCGTCTATTATGACCTTCTCCCAGATGCCCAAGGCGGCATGGGCGAAAGTTTTATCCCGCATGCCACGATCCGCTCGTACCTTACCGACTATCATAACGTCCATAATCGCAGCATGCTCGAACTCTACATTCGTGGGGTCCGCGCTATCGAAAATGGCAAGTTTGGGGCGAAGAATAAGCTGCGAGACCGAGAGAAGAAAGTTAAGACTGCTGCAAAACTTCCATCGTGAGAGGCTGCGCTAAATGGCCGAATCCATACGCCTCAATATTGTCGTCAAGGGACAGAAGGAACTCAAAGATGTTGAGGCACTGTTCCGCCAACTCATCAAAACGATGGGGGGTGTGCAGGCGGCGACTCAGAAAGTCCAACGGGTTGAGAGTGAGGCCGTTAAGGCAAAGAAGCAGGGGAAGGCGGAACTTCAGAAAGAGATTGCTCTCCAACGGAAGCTCCAAATAGAAATAAAGAGTGCCCTCAGCAGCAAGAAGACGGAGCGGGAGCTGGCAGTTCAAATGCGACGGGTCACATTGCAGTCGAATGGGGCGTACCGGGCGCAAGCCGCGATATTGGCGCGATTAGAGGCGAAGAATAAAGATCTGCGAAATGCCCACCGACAATTATGGCAGGAGACGAAAAAAGGCACCACGGAAACAAGGAAATTCAATACCAAAATAAAACAAACCACCCAGTCGGTCAAAAAATTCAATAAGGAAGCCGTCACGATGAGTGGGCTCCTGAAGACGGGGCTGAAAATTGGCGCTGGGTTCGGGGCCTGGAAGCTCATAACGGGAATTATTCGACTGTATGTTCGGCAGTTGCAAATGGCCCTACGGTTTATGACCAAGATGGTGAAGGAAACATTCAGCTTCCTTAACACTTTAGAACGGACCAGGTTCGCAATGGCCGCTATTATGGGAAATGCCTCCAAAACAACGGAGCATTTCGCTTCATTAGGGGAGGCCACAAAAGTCTATAAGGCTAACTTAGGGCGAGCGGCTGCATTCCAGCGGGAAGTGCTGCTCTTATCGACACGGGTTGCCGGGACGGCAGAGGAGCTACTGGACGCCTCACAGCGGGTGTTGGCCTTTGGGTCACAGCAGATCGCCACTGACCGGGAACGGATCATATTGACTGCCAATCTCGTGCAGATGTCTAAAATGTTAGGGCTGCACGGCGAGAAGATGTTGACTGAAATTCGTCAGATCTTCGAGTTAAATCGAAGACAGGGTCAGACGATTCTGGAAACGATGGGCATCGATATCAAACGGTTACGTATCTATAAAAACCAAGGCATGTTGATTCGAGAGATGAATAGGCAAGCCCTAGCTTTCCAGGCGGCGTCATTCGATATGGCGAATACCTGGACACAGCTATTAGACGCGATGAAAGTTTTTCGGAATTTAATATTCGGGGATGACTTAACCCTGCCGTTTCAGGCACTCAAGCAGATTATCATCGGGGTGCGGGATGAATTAGGGGCATTTTTCCAGCTGCAGCGACAGTTTGGGATGTCGGATGAGGAAAAGGCAGCGGCAAAGGCAGCGGGTAAATGGGAGGCTGTGGCGCTACCGGCGGGATGGCACGATAGCAATAAAACTGCACAAGAGACTTTCGGCTTCGCAGGGCTGATGTCCGCGTTTACAATACCAGAAGAGGATATGAAGAAGTTATCGGCAGCAATAGCGCAGTTGATAATACAATTCGGAGATTTAGTAGGAGTAATAGCGGGGGAACTGGTGGAAGGGCTTGTGGGTCTTACGCCGCTTATTATCAAGTTCACAGCCATGATTATGACAATGACTGCGAATATGGGGGGACTGAATCATCTGGTAGTGGCGATAGGGCATACCTACGCGGCTTTTGTGGCGTTTGGGAAACTTATCGTGGCGGCGGCGAAAACAGCATGGCACGGCGTGATCAAGATCATGGCCCAGGTAGAGAAGGGGGCGCTAGAGCTGTCGCTCAAATTAGATAGTCTCCAAAAAACCAAAGAATTTTGGACAAATCTTGTAGCATGGTTCCCCGCAATTAGGTCACAGTTCAGGCAAGGATTTAATCCTGCGGAGTCTCTGGGGATGACTGAGAAGGAAGTAAAAGAAACTTTAGCAAGGATAGACATTCTAGAGGGAAAATTAACGGAAACTGGTAAGAACGTGAAGAATGCCTTTGCTGCAGAGGCTCTCGAGGATTTCCGGACAGAGCTGACGAACATATGGGAAGAACTGAAAAAGATCCCAGGAGCACTTCCCCCTGGAACGCTGGAGGACTTAGAGAAAAACCTACAGAAGATGTTCAAACTATTGGGCGAAACCGGGAAGGCGAACAAGGAATTAACAAAATCGGAAAAAGCTGCGATTTCCGCCTGGAATAAGCGAACGCAAGGCATAATAAAACAGACTAGAGAAATCGGGCTATATGGAGCGGCACTAATAGAGGCAAGAGTGGAAGAGGAAGCAACCATTGCTAATTTTGGGGCATGGAAGATTACGGATGAGCAAAAGGCACAAAGGACGGCTGCGTATACGGGGCTATTAAAGAAGCAAAATAGCGAGACATTGCGGAGGCGGAAGTTAGAGGAAGCCTATGAGATGGAGGCGACGTTGCAGGAAAACGCCATTATGATGGAGATGCTCATCACCGAAAATGACATCAATAATGCCAAGGAATGGCAACTTGAATTGGATATGCGGCTGTACGAGATGTCATTACGCCGTATGGAAGTTGAGGACGAGAAGGGGAGGATAATTAAGAAGTACCAAGAGCACCAAATACAAAATATGCTGCGGCAAACGCGATTGAATAAGAAACTCAATAAGGATGTGCAGGATCATGTCGCCATTCTGGAAAGGAACACTATTGACCTCGTGAAGATCTTTGACAAGTCTTTTGAGTCTATCGAAAGTGGCGTTAAAGAATTGGGCGACGTGTTCGAGATGGCTGGCAAAAATATGGTTAAACAGTTCGCCCATTCGTTTCTTTTCGGGAAGCAGGTTGAATTTGATGCGGGGTTTACCGCAAATCTTAAGGACTTATTCGGAGAGACCGGGCTTCTGGGTATGTTTAAAGATGGTGGAATAGCAGGGGCCAAAGCGTTCGGAGATAATTTTATCAAAGGGATTCGGAAACTGTTCGGCGGCGGTGGTGGCGCGGGTGGCGGTGGTGGTGCGGGTGTCTGGACACCGCCCTGGGGAGGCGGAGGCGCAGGCGGTGGTCCTGCCGCTCCTCAGTGGAGCAGCAGTCAGCATTGGAACAACATGCCGTTTGTTGATCCGGCTATGCGGGAGGCTATTCGTAGTGGAACTCGCGCACCGGGTTCCTTTGCGTCGGGCACCGGCGGCATTGGCAGTTGGGGCGGTATTGGCGTGTCGGACATGCAGAATTTTTGGGGCGGTGCTGGTGGTGGCTCATCAGCGTATGCACAGAGCATGCAAAACGTGCAATGGGGTGCTCCGAAGCCTGGATGGCAGGGTAATATTATTAATCCCGGTGGTGCCGCTGCCGGTGGTGTCACGCCATGGGGCAGTGCAGGAATGGGCGGGGCAGCGGTTAGTGGCATTGCCAGCCTCGCCGGGTATAAAGGAACTGGCGGTCATATCGGTGCTACGGTTGGTACGATGGCGATGTCCATTAGTGCTATATCAAAACCAATCATTGCATTTCTCTCCAACACCTTTGGGCAGTTAGCTGGACAGTTGGCGAACTACATTATCCCCGGCCTTGGGTTCCTCATTGGATTTGCGATGGAGGAACTGCTCGGGGCTCTATTGGCACCAGGACGGATCAAGCAAGATAAAGACGAGATTCGGGCCTTCGCAAAAGAAATCGGCCTCTCCGGTGTCGATCCGCAGGGCGGCAAAAGTCTGACGATTCGGCATCAACAGGCGGACGTCGAGTTCGCCGAACAACAAGGCGGCTTGGCGGCACTCTCGTTAATGTATGTGGATCTGGACGACAAGATTGAGCATGTATTCGGCACCATGAAGCGCTTTACGAATCAGTTCCAGGTCGGATTCCTCGAAGCGGGTCTGACGATGGAAGAAGCCAATGAGAAGGTGCTCGAACTCGCGGAAAAGATGGGGTTCACGATTGGGACAGTGGTCGAGCAAATTAACAAATTTGCGGAGGAAACCAATCTCGCGGAATTCCGCGAAGAGCTGGAAGAGACCGGGCGGTCAGGGAATGAGATGCTGTTCTTGAGTGAGATGCTCAAGGGGGGCATCGAGATTGCCACGAAATTCAACCCGCTGATCGATGCGACAGCACTCTCGAACCGCTATCTTGCGGACGCCTTTAGGGAAGCGGGGGAAACCGCTGGACTGCTTGATGAGGATCTGGCGAGTTTGGAAGATCGTATCCGTTCGGGTGATCTCAATATTGAAGACGCTATTGGCGCACTGCACGATATCGGGATCACGTCTCTCCGTATCCAAAATATTGAGTTGGACGCAGATCAAATTGAAGAAGAACTCACACGGGCGATGGAACAGTCAGCCCAGGCACTGAAGGGGATGAGTGCCGCCTTCGCCAAAGGTCTGGAAGCCGGATTAAAAGGTGGGGATGTCGCCGCCGCCGCAGAGGCCGGATTCAGAGAAGTCTTCCGTGCGGCGTTGCAAGAAAAGGCGATGGCGACCTTCATCGAGGAGAACCTGGCTGGGTTGTTTGAAGATTTTGACTTTACCAAGCCGATTGATATGTCCTCTGATGCATTTCAGGATCTCGCCAGCGGAATCGGGATCGCAGCGGAGCAACTGTACGCCCTGCTGGAAGCGGCTAATTTATTGCCTAACACGATTGGGGCCGCGAGTGCTGAGATGAACGTGCTGAACAACGCGCTCGTCGCAATCAAGCAGCAGATCATCGACGTGCAGCTCGCGTTTGCCGCAAATCTCGTGGCTATCGGTGCTGGCAGCGCCCTTGATCTTCAGCAGCAAAAACATGCTCGTACTAGCTCCCAACTTGGCATACATAGTGGTCTGAACCTGCACGAGGGCGGGGTGTGGGATCTAGAGCAAAGTTCGATGGAGGGGTTACACGCTTGGGCACAGGCGTTTGCTAATATGCGACAGGCGGAAGTTGATCTCTTCCAGGCGCGTGCCGCAGCGGAACAGCGTCGGCTGCAAGACGAGATCGACGGTATCAATGACCGACGGGAAGCCGACTTAGAAGCCAACGCAGAGTTGGTCAAGGCGGCGAATGACCGCCTTACACTGGCACGCGAGGAACGGGCTGAGATCGCCCAGCTCGCGCAAGAAGCTAAGGCACTCGCGAAAAATTTTGAACAGTCTGCTGATAAGATTGGCGATATGATCCGCACCATTGCCACCGGATCGAGTGCGTTCACTACCGGCGAACGGCTCGGGGTGCTCCAACTCCAAGAAGCCTCGCTTCGCACGGCGCTGGCAGGGGCAGGGGCGGAAGACCAACCCGAATTGTTCGATCAGCTCGCGGCCAATCTTGTCGCCCAGTTGAAAATGTCGCGGAACCAAGGATCTGCTCTCACCGACGAGACCAATACCACGCTGCAAGAACTGGAAGACCTCCAAACCCAGGCGTTGGCGGCGGCGGTGGCCCAGCGGAACATCGAACGGGACATGAACAACACCCTGACTTCCATCGATAATCGCATCGAAGCAGATACCGATTTGATCACGAGTTTGCAAGAAGAGGCGAACCGTATTAATAGCGCTGCTAAGATCGCTATCGAAGCCGCGCAGGATCGGTCTACCGCTGCGGTGGATCAGATGCGTAGGGAGACAGTTGCGAGATTGCACGCACTCCACATCCGCGAAATGCAGGTCTGGAGGGGGATTGAAATTAAATCTCAGCAGAGATTCTTGGCAGAGCAGGACATGAATCAAAAATTGGAAGGTACTCTTAATAGCCTCGACGAGACGATTGAAACACTGAACATCCACCTTACCGACCTGACTAATCCCCCCGCGCCGAACGGGAATAACCAGACGGGTGGGAATAACTGGAATAACTGGAATAACTGGCAGGGATTCACGTCCGCAGCATCAGGGTACAGCGGTATGGTGTCACGACCAACCTGGTTTCAGGTCGCGGAACGGGGACCAGAGCATGTACAGGTTACGCCCGTCGGAGAGTCGGTGCCTGGGCCGCTGCATCTGACCATCGCCCCCACAATCAATGTTTCTGGTGCCGCAAATGGAAAAGCCGTCGGGCAGCAGGTGTACCGGCAAATCGAAGATGGTATCATCAGGTCGATGGAGAGCGGACGGCTGCGCGGCGTCCTGAAGAAAGGACATTAATGGACCTACGCTACGCGACAGAATTTTTGTCCTATACGGTGACAGCCAGTGATGCCGTCTCTGCGGACTACCCCGTCACGAATCTGAACAGCGATTCGGCCAATCCGATTTTAGAGCAGTATCGGTCTCTTAATGCGTCAGGCACAAAGACGCTGACATTGGATTTCGGGGCTGCGAAAACGATTGTCTTGACCGCCGTTCTCGGCACGAATTTCACGGCGATGACGCTCGCTGGCACCGCGAAGACGTTGACGAAGAATGCCCTCACCTCCCACTATGGCAATGCCCTCCTGCAAACCGTCAGCGCATCGAATACGATGGTGGTGGTGGTCAGCGTTGCCACGCCTATCGATAGTGCGGGGTACTTCAAAATCGGTCAGATTTTATGTGTCGAAACGGGCAAATTGAATGTCTTGAGCCGGGGGATGCTGGCAGGGGCAACGATCAAGGTCATAGATCCCGTTTTAGAGGCCGGAACGGACGTACAAGACCTGATTCCCGGCGATGCCTACCGCACACTGCAATTTAGCGATGAGGTCGAATATGCGGCAGGAACGGGCGATTTTGATGCCCTCCGTGCAATCAGCCCGGCCACCAAAATTATGATCGTGGATCTGGATTCGCCATCACAGCTACCCGTCTTTTACGGACGACGGATGTCGGCAGAGGAGAGTATTAGTCTCGGCAGCACCATGCAAAGTGGATCAATGGAATTTTTAGAATTGATCTAAACAAGAGGAGTCTACGATGGCAGCGCAGTTAAACGGAGAAATGGGGTTATTGGACCGGATTCGGGCACAGTATACGACGACGGAAGATATCGACATCCAGCTAAAAATATTAGAGATCCAGCAGCGCGAAGCCCAAGCGGCATGCCTGGCGGCACAAAAACAAGCTGAGACCTTAGCGTGGCAAATGGCCGTCTTGCAGGATCATCGAGGGACGTTGGGGCAGGAGGAGAACAATGGCGACAACACTTAGCAATCTCAACAGCCTCCCCATTGCGGACGTGGGGACCAAGACCGAAAACTGGGCGTTGATGATCAATAATCTGTTTTCGTACATCGACACGCTCGAAGCCGGAACTGCTGCCCACCCGAATGTTGTCACAGCGGCACTCAAGGTCACGGCAGGGGCAGGGGCCAATAAGATCCTCCAGAGTGATGCGGACGGAGATCTCACCTATACGCTCACCCCGAATCTGACATCTCTCGAAATCGATACGCTCAAGGTCACCACCTCCGCTGGTGCCAATAAGCTCCTCGTTTCCGATGCGGATGGAGATCTGACATACACCCTCACGCCTAATTTGACTTCCCTTGAAGTTGATACATTAAAAGTCACAACTTCCGCTGGTGCCAATAAATTGCTCGTCTCTGACGCCGACGGGGATCTGACTTACACCCTAACACCTAATTTGACCTCACTTGAGGTAGACACACTCAAAGTGACAACTGGTGCTGGTGCCAATTCCGTACTCGTGAGCGATGCGGACGGAGACGCATCGTGGACCCTGACCCCGAACCTGACCTCACTGGAAGTTGACACACTCAAAGTGACCACTGGTGCGGCAGCCAACAAATTGTTGAGTTCCGACGCGGACGGTGATTGCGCGTGGACTGCCACACCAACTCTCACTACCTTGGAAGTCGGCACGGTCAAAATAACGGGCGGCTCACCGGGCGCTGGAAAAATCCTCCAAAGCGACGCCGACGGTGACGCGACTTGGGAGACGGCCTCAGGTGGAGGAGGGGGCGACTTCAGCAACGGAGGAGATGCGGGGGGCGCTGCTCGCACGCTAGGAAATACAGATGCCTACGACCTCGGGTTTGAAACAACCAATGTGACGCGCATGACGATTCAAGCGGCGGGCAGAGTGGGCATTGGTGCGGGTACGCCCACAGACGGGACACTGCATGTGATATCCGGCACGGCAGGAACTGTGGCCGCTGATGGCGGGGCGGACGAGTTAGTGCTAGAGGGGACGGAGTGCGGCATGACCATTTTATCCAACGACGATCAATCAAGCTCAATTTTTTTCGGCTCGCCGGGTGGCAGCTCTCGGGATGCGCGGATCGCATGGAATCATGATGGCGACCTTTTTAAGCTTGGATCAAACAAGGCCGGGGGCGTGCTCCAACTTACGTCGGGTAACGGCACGGTGGGATTGACAATTGATGCCGCGAGCGAGGTGGGGATTGGAACCGCTGCTCCTGCCGCGCCACTGCATGTGGTCGGCACAACCTATTTCTCGGACGACCAGGTGAATATTTTTGACACCAGCGCCAGCGGCGTGGTTGCGCCCGCAGGTAGTGGGATGCTCCATATTGATATCGGCACGACTGCCACGTTCAGCCGCGCTATCACAGTCCACAGCGCACGCGCTGACGCCTATGGGCAGATGCACGCTTTTGACCAGCGCTCGGCTTCACCTGCAAACAACGATGTCGTGACGAGCTTTGATATGCGTACTGTCGGTGCTGATGATACGTACTATGTGTCGTCGGGCGCGATCAAACACCGCACAACAAATATCGGATCACTGGGTGGAGACGGACTTGTGGATGGGTACTCAAGCGACTGGCTTTTTTACTGCTGCAACGGCGTTGACGCTGCGGGTGCTTATAACGGGGCGGTAGCCCCAAATGTGTACGGGCAGCTAACCGCTGCTGGCGTGTGGACAGACTCCTCCGCTGGCATCAACAAACTGTTTGACGACAATTATACAGACCGCTATGGCACCATTTGTGACACCCTCAGTGCGCTGAGAATTTGCACATACCGTGCAGCCAACGGGCCGGAGGATCGGCCCTATTCGTTCGGCACGTCCGCGGAAGAATTTTACGAGATATTTGGGATCGGGGAGGAGCCGAGGATGGTGACAAACAAGGACGGCGAGGGGGAATACCGGGCGGGTATCGCAGCCAAAGAGCCAGCCTTTCTTGCGCTTGCGGCGTGCCAAGAATTACACGCCCGTCTCAAGGCCCTAGAGGAGGAGTAGGACAATGCTAAAATTGAACACGCCTATCACTGTGGGTGACAGAACGTATACGCACGCTAAACTGGTATCGGCAAGTTGGCGTGCAAACGCGGAATCGCTGGAGCGGCTACGGTATCAGCTTTGTACTGTCGAGGGCGGAATCATCAGGATCGGGAGTATCGTTTACAACGATCTGGTTGACGCTGCGCCACCCGCGCAGCCTACTGTAACTGACGCACCGACGGCTTTTATCATAGACAGGGTCCAGAACAACGAAGGCTCCGCAGATATCTTTTCCGGCTTGCATGGGATCGATGCTCTGATCGATACTTACCTGGCGGACCAACCGCCTCAAGTCTTCCAAGACGGGGAAACGACAACCGTGCTTGCGGCGACTGTCGAAGCTGCCCCTGCTGGCGAACTCCCAGCGCGTGAAATCATCGATAACCGCACAGAGGACTAAATGGCAGACGCCCCACATCAACAAATCACGTTGACCGTCGATGGGACGACGTACAAGGCGGCGTTCAAACGCCATCCTGATGTGCCCGATTACCCGGCGCGGCTAATTGGTCCGTTCGGGGCATGGGAAGAAAGCCTCCCCTTACCAATGGACGGGTTTCTGCCGGAACGGTCTGTCGAAGTCCGGTTCCGTAATTACGATCAGGCCCCCACATATGGTCCACCGTCCGCATATGGCTTACCTACTCGATATTCCGGCGGCTTCGAGGCGACATTAGATGGTATCCGTCTAGACGGGACGCTGATCGGACAAACGGCGATGGCGCGACTGCGTAATGTGTCCGGCGGAAGCGACATCCGGCGTATCGATGGTGTCGTGACGGAAGAGGGCGACACGGATAATACGTCTGGGACGTTTCGGATCGGGACGGTGGATACGGCTTTGTTTGAACAAGAATTACCGCGCCAAAAAATCAGAGATCTTTTCGACGCTGCCGTGCTGACCAGAGGGTCCATCGAAGAGGCGGACCCGCCAGTATACGTATGTTGTGGCGTGAGCCGAAAAGTGCCGCTTGTCCAACTCGTTGCTGATGGGACAAAGTGGGGCGTGGTACGGTCACCAGCGAGCGGCACGCTGACCTGGACAACTGTGTACCTCAACAAAGCGGTCCTCCTCCCCAGCGAATACACCGTCACCACCGAGACCATTGACGGCAAATCGGTGAAGTACATCACACTCGATGATGAACCCAATGCCGATGAGCAAATCCTGATGCATGCGGATCTCACATCCACCGAATTCAGAAATACTCTCGAATTTGTGAAGTTCTTGTTATCGGACCCGGACTACGGCCTCTCCCCCGCACAGAGCGTGAATGCTGCGGCGTTTACGACGGAAAGTAATGTCCTCCATGCGTTATCCTATGCTGCGACAGGTGGTCTCTATGAACGGTTTCCCGCCCAGGATTTGTTCTTACAGCTCTTGGTGCGCGGCACGTATCTTTCCCGCAATACCTCAAATGAGTGGTATCCCGTCGTGGATCAAGCGTCGGCGCATCCTGCATCAAGTCTCCCTTTTCAGATGGGCGCATCAGGTGGTGTGCAGACCATCATTCCCGATTCTCTTGTCTCCCGGCGCGGCAACGTGCATGATCTCACCAAAACATTAGAGGTGGGTTTTGCCTTTGATCCTGGGTTTGACGGCAGTGGCAAATATCTCGGGCTTGCGACAAAAACCGTCACGCAACTCGGCACTGTCCGCCGATGGGACAATCCGTTTTTGGACCGGACCACCGCCGAGAAAGAATGCGGCTATGCGCTCAGCGCACTGCGTCTACAGGATCGTGTCCTCGATTGTGACATCGATCTCCGTGGACAAGCGCTGGTCCTGGGAGAAGTGGTGACGGCCAATATCCCCCACCGGACCATTTCAGGATCACGGATGATCCGGTCTCTCGGCATGTCCTGGTCCGGCGATGAAGCGAGCGCCCACATATCCGGCGGATATTCGTGTAGTACCGTGCCGTATGATGCGTCAATTTATACGGCGACGGCGGACCCCGCCGATACCGTGCTGTTACCGGGCGCAGCGGAGGTCACTGATTATTCCCACACCGTGCCGGGGCCTGGGACCAGTTTTGCTGCGGCTACCACTACGACCAGGGCGACTGATGGGACCGTCATTGCCCATGTGACGCTGACGGTGACACCCCCTGCCGTCAATCGGACGGATATTATTTTTGTCGTGTATCCAAACGGAAGTGCGGTCAGCAAGGAGCGGCGGGTCATCGAGATAACAGGGGCAGGCGCACATACGACAACCTTCGACCTGGAGCCTGGTCTCACCCTCGATTATCAAGCCGTCATCCTCAACAGCAACAACGTCGATGGGAAGCGCAGCTCGACACCTGTGACCCTCAGTGCGCAATCGACAGGAGCACCGGTGGCTCCCGCTGTCCCTCAAAATCCCTCCGCAACAGCGGCTATCGAATCTATTGTCTTGGATTGGGACGATAATACTGAATCGGATTTCAGTGAATATCAGGTCTTCCGTGCAAATGGGGATTCTTTTCCTGGCGGCACGCCTTTAGCTGAAGTACGGGCGTCTCAATTTATCGATGGCCTTGCTGGGACAACCCGGCGGTACTACTGGATTAAAGCCGTCAATACAACGGAGTTAAAATCAGCAGCAACATCGTCCGTTAATGCCACGGGCTCGGCGGGAGCATCGACTACTGCACCCAGCAACCCAGCAGCAATCTCAAAAAACGCCGAAGGCACGTACAATGCCCTTGACGGGACGGCCTTTTCTTTCATCGTGGTGAACGTCCCCGGCATGCCAAGTGGGGCAAGTGTTATCAATATCTTGTACCGCAGAAATGGCACATCCCAATATCAAATTGCCGACCAGCTAAGTTCCGGCAGCGGGACTTCTCGGGTCGATGATCTCACGCCCGGCGTACAGTATGAATTTGCGGCACAAGCCTGGTCGAGCGGAGCAGGGGCGAGTGCGATTATAGGCGCGTCGGATGATCCCTATACGGCGGTAGGTGATACCACCGCACCCGGTACTGTCGCAAGTGTCGCAGCTACTGCTGGCACCGGTAAAAGCATTGAGGCGTCATGGACCGTGCTTGCTGATGCCACACTCGCGGAATATATCATTTACCGTAACACGTCCGCCAACCCAGGGTCCGACAGTGATCCGGCAGTTCACGAGCATGCGCGGGTGCGGACCAATCGGTTTACCGATACCAATGTCGCCTATAGCACGACCTACCACTACCGAGTGAAAGCCATCGACCACAGCGGCAACGTGTCTTCGGCTTTTAGCAACAACGCCAGCGCTGCCGTCACAAAGGTAGACACCCCCGATATCGAAGATGGGGCCGTGCAGAACTTGCAAGTGCATAACGACCTGAGTGCGGCGAAAATCACAACAGGTGACCTGACGGTCACTTCCGGTAATGTCCGAATTTCAGCAACCGGGGATTCCGCTATTAGCATCAACTTCGGCTCAAGTTTCGCAAAGATCAAGTGGTGGGCGAGCGCGTTTTCCGGTGACGAGGCAGCACATATCGGTGCGGGTGATGTCTTTGCAACTCATGGGTTTAAGGGAATGCAACTGGTTGTACGAAACACCAGCTATGATATACGACTCGGCACTTCAGGTGAGCGGTTTGCAAATTTGGGGCTGTTTTTTGACGGGGACATTAAAGCGTCTGAACATATTTTCGACGGGACAACTGCCGCCGCAAGTAGTTCCACCGTCACCGTGACTACGCCGAGTGGAACAACCGCGCTCGCACTCCCTAACCGCCGCATCAAGATTGATACAACGACGGGTGGACCGTATTATATTTGGTGCTCCGAGTCGTAAAGGAATCCGATGAGCAATACTTGTCCCGATGGCCACAAATCTCAAACCGCCGAGCATGCGAAGGTGATGGCGATCATTGACGCGGACGGCGAGCCGCAGAAGGTCACTCGGGGGTATTGGGTGGTCTGGACGTGTCAAATCAATACGCTGCAACATGTGATCGAGATGGGACTCACGTCGTGTTACCATCTCGACGCTGACGGGTGTCATCCAAACCTCACCGATTCCGACCCGCAAATGACGCACGTCACACTCGTGGATGCAGTCGATGAGGCATACGGCAAGAACCCGTGGGTCGAGCTGCTCGCAATGGTGGATGGGAACCCCTTCGCCATCTCACCGCAGGTGGTGATCGATTACGTGGCGAATGCCGGGATTCTCCCCACGGTCCCTGAGGAGGCTGAATGACACACGTACACGCAATCCAAGTACACATCGCTGGCGCGAAGAAAACACAGGTCCATACAGCGGGAGTCATCGCAACACAGGTGCTCACATGACACTCACAATTGATACAACACCAGGCCCCACGGAAAGCGATTCAACCGGGTATGCCGGACGGGGATTTACTATTCTCGCACGGATCGTAGGACACGACGGTGCCGCCATCACACAGAGTGCAACCTCTAGCATTACGTATGCCGTCTATGACCGCACCAGTAACGCCCCGCAGACAGCCACCACCACCGGCTCGATGACGGTAGCCAGCGTGGTCTTTGATACGCTCCAGACGGACGCACGATGGATAGCCGATACCACTGGATACAATTTTCGATACGATGCGGTAGGATCAATCGTCCCAACAGCCGGACGAGTCTATCGGCTGATTGTGACCTTCACGCCATCATCGGGACAGGCATTCCAGGCGGTGTGGGACCACGCGACACTGAGCAGCTATTAGGGGGAGTACAATATGTTACGAGTGATATCCGATGCGGTAACGCACCAGTACCGCGCACCGGACGGGCATGTATTCGATTCACTCGCCGAAGCGGAGCGTCACCACGCCGCCGCTATTATTTTGACAATCATCATGGACGGAGAAAAGTCATCCAAAAAGCAAAAGATCTTTGCTGACCGGGTGGCGCAGCAAGCCGCCAGACTGATGCCGATATTGCAGCATCTCGCGGAGGCTGAACATGACGAAACTAGCGGACCTGATACTAGCAGCGAACAATGAGGGCCAGGAGGAATCGTCGGATGACGAAGAAATCAGTGAAGAAGTCAATGAAGACATGTGTGAAGTCCACTATGTCCAGTGGATCGATTCCGCCTCCCTCACAAGCCCGTGGAGTTCTCCGCAAGACATTGCGGATTTAGAACCCGCCATTGTCCATACCGTCGGGTTTCTCGTCAACGAAACCAATGATTTTATCACCCTAGTCTCGTCCGTGACGGACGACGCTGCTGGGGGCGATGTCACCATCCCGAAGGTCTCTATCAAAGACCGCCGCGTGGTGTAGCCGAAAGGGGAGTCGGAAGGGGGGAGTTATGCTCCTCGCATTTTTATCAGATATCCATTTTGATCACGAATGCCCCTACGCCTGGGCACTTACAAAAGCGATCCTGAAAGATCTGCCCATCGATCATGTCATCCTGGGCGGGGATGTTATTGACCTGGGACCACTTTCTATTTTCAAAGCCGCCCCGCATGAGAAACTCGCGTTAGGGGATCAGATCCGACACTCCCGCAAAGAACTCCGCGCCCTGCGGAACACTGTGGGTGATATTCCCATCACCTATTTTAACGGCAATCACGAAGAGCGACTGGAATATCACATCTGGCAACGCACGCCAGAACTGGCCGCGCTACAGGAAGAGGATCTCAACATTCTCACCATGAATCATCTGTTTCAATTTGACGCGACGGATATCCTCCATGTGCGACAGACACCCATGCGTGTCAAAAAGATGTGGTTTTTCCACGGGCATGAAATCAACACACGAGCGGCCCATGTGGCAAAAATGAATTTTATGCATCGGAGCGGCAATTCGATGTGTGGTCATCACCACCGCTTTGATTCGTACTATCATCAGGAATTTTCTCACAGTCAGTCGATCCTGGGCAGTTTTGTGAATGCGACGTTAGAACAGATCCCCGCAATCCATGATGTCCGCAATACGTCGCGGTGGATTGGGTACAGTAAATGGCAAAACGGATTTAGCCTGATTGATTTCTCTGAAGGGGGATATTTTCGCGTCGAGCAGCTTCTCTATATCAAGGAAGCGGCTTCGCGCATGCGGACGCACGTGTACGGGAAGGTCTATCGGGCAGTACGGAAAAAGAACAAAATCGACGTGGTCACCCTCTAGGTGCGGAGTCGTAATGATACAAACATATGGTTGACGAAGAGTGCGCCGTCCATATCATCCGGGGACCATTGTCCTGCCTGACATGCAAAGCCCATTTGCAAGAATTCGATTGTACCTTCCTGATCGATGGTATGGGGGAGTGCGAGAATCTGGTCTCGACTGTCGGTCCGCGAGACGTGATGGTGCTGCGGTGTACGTACTGTCATAGCATATTCCATTTTATCGCAGGTATCGAGTTCCGTGATTTCTCCCACACCGTACACTAATAACAATCGCCTCGAGCACCTCTTTTAAGTCCCTGTTTTTACGGACTATTCAAATTAATACGATAATTGAATTAATATGACCCTTTGACATCGGGGAGCATTGCTGAGTGGTTGAGCGGGACGACGGGCTCTGCCGCCCAATACGCAGTCCGAGTATAGCCGGGAGAAAGGCCCAAGACCTCACAGCACCAACAAAACGAAAACGCAGCGCGGCTCTCTGAACGCACCCACTGTCGGTCAACCCGGTGCTGTGTTTTTGTTTTTCGCCCTCCGTCGTAATGACATTGGATGAGTCGGTAACGGAGGAAAAAAGCGTCGTACATCAGACGCTGCACTAGACGATATTCGCCCATGTCCTGCCAGGCAGGCGAAGATGGGCGGGAGGCATCCTCGACAGCAGGGTCAATAAAGCTCGGGGCCACAGCTACCCCCATGACCTCCGCCGCACACGGGTGAGAATGTTTCGGGCTGTTCGATTCTGGCGAGTGCTAGGCTGAAGGAATCCCTGGAATAACTTCCGGATATAGGAGGGCTCTACTCCCGCAAACTCACAGACTGAGGGGAACCCCTCTTCGTCTGAATTGACCCAGGCAATCGCTTCGTCCCGTAACCGCATTCGGCCAGCGGGACGGTCTTGTGAGACACGATCTCTCACATAGGCACCCATCAGCACGCAACGCAATGCTTCCGCGAGAACGGCTTGCCAAAGATGTTGTTCCGGCGACGTGGCTTGGAGAGGGGCAACTCCGGCAATGTCGAGTACGTCGATGGATGGTCCTCGGCCTTGCCACGCTTTAGTCGGCCATGCCGTGAGGCCCAACAGTGGTGATTTCCGCCGCACGTATCGTGACCCAGACCCCTGACTTTTCTTTGTCAGGGGTCGGGAACTCGTCTGTAAATCCGCATACGTACCGCCTTGTATCATCCGGCATCACACCTCTATCCACCAACCCATCAATGATAATCTTGCGACCTCCGGCGGCGACGTTATCCAAATCCCGTCTTCCGTGTTTTTCTATCCACCGGAATATCAGTATAACAGGATACGCTGGGGGCGCGATAATCCGTGCCTCTATTAGCGCAGCCATCACCCGTCCTTTATGGGCGTCATGTTCCTTTTTGTAGACGGACCAATGTTTCTTCGCCCAGCCCAGCCATTGGTTTTCTGACGGAAAAACGCCGGGGATAAAAAACTGCTGATCCTTTGGAGATGCCGCTTGGCTCATTCAATAGACCAGCCGATATACAGACTACGACACGGGTCGCATCTCCAGGATTTGTGCTGTGGCGTGTCCATTAGATACATCGCCTGGTTGCACGCTGGGCACGGGCGTCTTACTCGTTCCCAGTTTCTGATTTTTGTCGCGTGATATTTTGTCCCTGACCCACTGCCGTCGCCTTTGTTCCCATCTGCGATCTTGACCTTCATGGATTTGCAGCTCCTCGAATGCCGTATGTTGCGTGCGCTGGAGACTCGGACGGGGTTCGGGATACTCTGCGCCTACAATGGTTTCAATGGCCTCATACATGTTCGCGGGTCGCACATACCGGGAGAGGCGGTGGAATTCCTCCATAATAGCGTCCCAGTAGTCCGTCGATACTTCCAGGAGCGGCCGATAGTAGGCGCGGAGGATAGTCCCTCGTTCCAATTTCGAGAAGCCTTTTGTAATATGCGGATACACGCACCGAATTTCATCGGAAATCCCCTGCACCCGTGCGTTTGTTTTTTGGACTTTCATAATCTCTCCTTACGCGAATATGAGATAGGCGATCGTCATCCCACTGAACAGGGTAAACAGGAATCGCCACCCTCGGTTCTCTGTTTCCACCCTATACATATGACAGTCGCGGCAATACCCATCCTCCCGTGCAGCGACGAACGTGGGGTGGTGGTCATTTTTGCACGCCACACGGCGGAATTCGTTGAGTGTCTCAGCGCGGTTACTATTCATAGTATACTTTCCCATCTGATCTTAGATTCAGCCGGAAACAATCCAATCTGTCGAGGGCGACTAGGGCAATCCCATTCCCCTCTCATTTTCAGGGGCGTTGATTGCCATCCCGCTGCTTTCAGCGAGGTGCCTGGCTCTGACGCCAGCGTGTAGGTGATAATAAGTCTATAGCCCATCGCCTTAGCGGCACGACGCGCTGCACCATACAACATAGAGGCGGCGTTGCGCCGTCCATTAGTACAGCAGCGGGTAGCTTCTGCTGTCCAGCCATTGTCTAGATTACGGGCTACGGGACGACCTACGGTAATTACACCCTCCAAAGAAGTTCCATCCACCACTCCAATAGAGAATTTATGTCCGATAGAGGGTTTATGGTGTCGGTGATAAGCCTTAACGTAAGCACTAGCTTCTCTCAGCGTGATAGGCTTGAGACGCAAGTGACCGTCCTCATTAGGCATAGTCCATCTCCTCTACGGCGGCGAGATTATCAAATCGTGTCCACACCGGAGTGAATCGGACTTTGACTGATCCGGTTGGGCCGTTGCGATGTTTGGCAACGATCAACTCTGCGATACCAGTGTCCAGACTGTCAGGATTGACCATCTCATCGCGATATAAAAAAATCACGAGATCCGCATCCTGCTCGATCTGGCCAGACTCACGTAGATCCGCCAATACCGGCCGTTTATCTGTCCGCAATTCGCTCTGGCGGTTCAACTGCGCGAGAGCGACAATGGGAATATCGAGTTCTTTTGCGAGGCCCTTCAGACCACGCGAAATCTCTGCAATTTCTTGTTGCCGCCCATCTCGCCGCTGACCGCGCATCAGTTGGAGGTAGTCGATCACGATTAACGACACCTCTTTTTCTCGTGTCAGTGATCGCGCCATGGCGCGGATATTGTCGAGGGTGAGATCACTCCGGTCTTCAATGACCACGGGGAGCGGTGAATTCCGCAGGGCGGATTCTGCTAGACGATTACGCTCTTCCGCATTCATGCGCCCAGCCCGAACCACGTTCGAGTCAATACGGGCATCACTGCAGAGGATGCGTTGTGTAATCGCTGCCCGTGCCATTTCCAAGGAGAAAAAGGCGACCCGTTTCCCCGTCTCGCGTGCGGTCCGTATCGCGATTTGTAAGGCGAGTGATGTCTTCCCGAGCCCTGGTCGCGCAGCAATCACAACGAGCTCGGAATCCTGAAATCCGCAGGTAATGCGATCCAGATCAATCAGTCCGGACGGGAGTCCGGTCAGCTCTCCGGTATGGCCATCAAGCGCATCGACTTTCTCTAACGTCTCACGAATCGACTGTTCCAGCGTCCAGTAGGTTGGACGGCCGATAGTCGCCCGGTCTCGGACAATGTCCTCAATCGCCCCCAGCGCATCGAGTTTTCGATCTCCATCTGCGACTTCCAGCACTTTCTGCGCCTGACGATCTGCCGCTCTGCGCTTCGCGTCTTCCAGTGTGAGCTTGAGGTAATCCCCGTAATTAGCCGCACTCGGGACGGCCTCCTGTACGGTGAGTAGATAGGTGACCCCGCCAATGCTGTCTAACTCTCGTGCCGTGCGGAGCCCATGCTCGACGGTCACCAGATCGATAGCATCGCGTTGGTCGCCTAACTGACACATCGACTCCCATATTTTACGATGCGGTAGATAGCCGAAATCATCGGGTTCGACTTGCGTGCGGCACGCATCCAGGACCGTGTTGTCCATCAGGATGCACGAGAGGAGGGCAGCTTCGTGGCTATACGTCTCCATGGCACGCTCCACCCACCTCACCCACTTTAGCCACGTCGGTCATCTCATCCTCAATATCGAGATCGTCGTCTATCTCGTCCACGATATGTTCGGTCATGGGCGGTTGGGGCGTATCCAGGTAGATTTTACACAATAAGAAGTCGGCGATGCGGGGGATGTACTGCCCGTCATCCGCCGTCCAGTTAGGCGAAGCCAGCCACCGTGCGATTCCGGATAGGATTGGCACCGTATGATTCCACCCCTGAATCTTATTCCACGCCCGTTCGGCATCACCCATCCGCACCCGCTTGCCGATAGGGTATGCCTCCCATACGGGGATGAATCGTTCGGGATAAGCCGCAATTGATGTTTCTCCCGCGCCCACCACACTTTCTTTGTTGGTTTTCTCTTGGTGTATAGTCTTGTCTTGTATAGTCTTGTCTTGTTGTCGCCGCCGTTTTTGTTTTTTGGCTATTTGGTTTGTATGATATTCCGGGTACTTAACTACGAGAACAGACCCACTTTGTCGTGTAATCCATTGACGTTCCTCCATGAAATCCAGCGCATTTCGGATACATTTCACTGCTGTACTGGGCCGCTTTGAGTTGGAAATGTACGCCAATTGTAGCGCGATCTCGTCGTAGGTGCCTTTGATGACACCTTCGTGCCGGTCAGCCTGGGAGAGCATTTCGATCCAGACCAGCGCCATCCAGTCGTGGTACTGCTCACGGAGAGATCGGATTTCAGGATCGCGGTTAAACTCGTGGGATATGCGGTGCCAATTATATCGTAGCGCCATGCTCGTGGTACTCCTCAGTGCAAAATGAACTTCCTATCAGGTTGTTGTACGGGCCAGAGGGCCGAAAGGATGTAAAGCCCTCTGGTCCCGTTATGGCGGACGACAAGGAGGCGGGGGAGATGAAACCGACCCCCGTCGTCCGCTCCCCAGGCATCCGAGAGGGGTACTCGGGGTGCCGTGAGATGCAATCATTGTGACCCCTACAGTCAGAACGGGATGTCATCGGATGGGGCTTCCGTCCCATGATCACCGAGAGCTTCTAATGCCCGTTCCGCCTCTTCATTGCAGGCGTCCATCACGGCTTTATCCTCAATCCATATATACCGCTGACGCTTCTCATCGCCGTTTTTATCGGTGTAGACTTCCCCCTCCGGGAAGCCAACAAATGGTCCATGCATACCATCAACGATCCGACAATTATTGATTGTGACCGGCCCGATGGTGACATTGCAAAATGCTTTAAGTTTTGAGCCCTCTTTCCCCTTGTACGGACGCACCCGCCCCGGATCGATGGACACATCAATTTCGGTCGCCATTTGATCCCTCCTCTGCTATGTGGTTGATAATGTCATCGGCCTGGTCGCCGGAATGTTCCCGATATGCCATGTTATCATGTTCTTCCACAGTTGCTAAGAGTGCGTTCCCTTTTTTCCGGGGTAAGACCTTCATTAGTCGTTTTAAGACGGTCTTTTTTGCCATCTCGTCAAAATGGTTCCGCCAAGCGGTGCTCTTCCCGCCGGGCGCTAAATTTCGGATCTCCTCGATTTCCTCGACGGTCATCGACTCCCAGAGTGTCCGCCCACTGCCCTCCAAGATCGCGAGGGCGTAATAGTCGGTGATCTCGCCGCGCTCTGGGCCCATTGCAGGTTTGTGCCGAATGAATGCCTGTGATCCGCGATCACAGTCCCACTCGTCTCCCTCCCGCCGTACGCCAGCGTTAATCGACTCGATGACCGCTCCACGGTATAAGGCACCAATCATGCCCTTGTAGCCGACCTCAAGGGTGAGGGTTTTTCCTCGCGGCACCAAATAGACTTCTCCGTCCCGCAGTTCAAACCCGAGTGTGGCAAGCTGGACAGCGACCTGCCCAACAGACCGCCCATCGCATTGCGCGATGCGGGGGTTATTCCGGGCTGCGCCCAGTAATTGCTGACAGAGGCGTTTAGCTTGTTGTTCGCTCCCGTCCTCCATGGATTCCACGAGTGTCGGAACTAAGCCGTGTAAAAATTCGCTGAGACTAGCCATTGATATCCTCCCTGAATTTGAGTGCAATACGACGTGTTCCTGGGGTTTCTGTGGTGTGGCGTTGGACAAGATCTGCAGTTTTGTCCTGCCCTAAGACATCCTCTACTGAGGCAACAAATGTGCGTATGTCGATCTTCTGAGACGGCTTTGTCCGTCGATACGTCAGGACGAATTCCTCACTTTCAAATCCTGTGGCGTCCCCTATCTTTTTGGCAAATCCTTGTTTGAGATGCTCTTTTTCGGTTTTCAGATCTCGTTCCTCCGCAAGGATATCGCGGTAGCGACGGGCATCGACGGTGACCGCCTCGGGGGGGACCAACATTTCCTCCGTGATGTCCTCGAATAGGTTTGAGAGATAGGCGGATGTTTGCGGCGATCCGTCAAGATCGGGCTCTTCATCGCCAAGGATGTAGCGGTCCAGATAGGCTTGACACTGGTCAACCAAGGTTTTGTGGAGTTCTGCGTTGGCGACGAGGTTATATTCATAGTAGCGGTTGCCCACCCAGGCGGCGATATCCCATCGTGGGATTTGCATCGCAATCATACACCAGTGTGCCTGCAGAAAAGCGTGGTTGGCAGGTTTCTCTTCGGACCAGTAGCGTTGACTGCCAAGGACGTATTTGCACTCCAGACCGCAGGAGCGATCGGCATAGACACGGTCAGGGGTACAAGCGATCCAGGGGTGCTGGGGATGGGTCACCAGCTGGTATCGGCCAGGATCGATCAACTCGACACCGTCATGTCTGCTGACGTAATCGTCCACGATGCGCGGCTCCATTTCCACGCCGAGACGCATAGCTGGGCTGGGCGGACCATCTTCCTCTCGGCCCAATTTATCGCGCCAAACAGAGTGGGGTGATCCCCACGGGGCCAGCCCTAAGATTTTTGCCACATCGGTTGCGGTAATGCACTTACGGCGTTGTGCTAACCAGGTCTCTTTCTGTTCCATCGGTACTCCCTTCGGTGATGACGTCCAGTAACGGGATTGCGTGTTCGCGGCGGTCCTCCATCAATTGCCGTGGGGGACTGGATGCCGGAATCCACATCGATATCGGGTGGGACGTGTAGCTCCCACATCCAGGACAACACGGATCGTTAATGTCGTAGATTTCCTGGCAAACGTCTGCAGGATTTTGACAGATCGAATTGCCGCATAAGACGGCTGTTGCGAGATGTAAACGAGTGGTCATTTCTTTACGTCCTCCATGTCGGTTAATATACGCCATGCTGCTGCTGCCACTGCCGGTACTTGTCCATTCCCAAGGGCTTTAAGTCGGTCCACCCGAGCGGCCACCCCATGAGCCACTCGACCCACGGCGGGTTCAGTTGCCCACCAGTTTGGTCTATTAGGCTTTCCCCGGTATGCGCCCCTCTCGCTCTCTTGTCGTCGGCTGTCTCCGGCGAGCCCCTGGTCGCATCGCCCGTGTTCGGTGTCGCCCATAGAGCCGTTATGCCTCTCAGATTCTTTTTTCGGTTGTCGTGTATTTGGCTCTTGCTGCCAACTGGTCCCGTCCCCTTGGAGTCGCTGGCCTTGGGGCTCGGCCACCGCACCGCATCCTGCAGGGTGATCTGCCGCTTGTGACCGCTGGGCCGAAGACGGCTGGGTGGAGTGGCTTCCGCCCCCCCGGCGGTGACCGCTTGGCGTCGGCCACATGTTCTGACGGGCCATCGTGTCCAGAGACGCAGCGGCCCTGTCCGCCCCATGCCCCCGCCCTGATTGGTGCCGTAGCTCACCGCACTCGGCGTCGGTAGCGAGTATCCAGAGCCGGTTCCGCTTATGCGGGGCACCAACATGGTGCGCTCCCAGCACTGTCCATCGTGCATCATACCGGATTTCGGCCAGGTCACGGAGGATCGTGTCAAAATATCCGCTGGAAATAAGTCCAGGGACGTTTTCCAAGAATGCGTAGCGGGGTCGAACGAGACGAATGGT